TATAAAAAGTATCCTTTTTTTCTGGTTTTATTCAGGGAATACTGCTCCTGTTGGTAATATGTTAAAGTCTAATATAATAAATTCTGCTGCCTTAGCTGGTTGTAAGAATATCTCACCGATCATTTGATTTCTATCAATTACATCGGCAGTATTATTCGATTCATCCATTATAACCTTAAAGGCGTAAATACCTTGTCTTTGTTGAACACTTTCAAAGTATGGATTAGCTATGTTTAAGAATCTATTTCTAGTAGCTGTTGTGTTATTTTCAAATACTAAATATTTAGTTGCGGATGCAATAAATTTCTTAGCTGCGATTAGTAATCTTCTTACATTAATTCTATCAAGTGCTGATGGTCTAGCTTGTAACGTCTTCTGACCCCATATTGATATACCTTCCTTAAATGTTGCAATAGGATTTACTCTTCCTTCATATAAATCATCACGTTCAGCATGAGTTAATCTTGATTCCACTTCGAGGGCTGATGTTAACATTCCTCTATTGAAACCTGCTGGTGCGAACCATTCATATGCTACATTATCATTATGAGATATAACTCCACCTGCTACTACTGATGGTGGAACCCATACTGGTTTATTAATATCACTATCCATTATCTTAACCCATGGCCAATAAGTAGCTGTATAGTTGGAATCGAATGATTTTACTACATTAGTTACTGTAGACATTCCTAAACCTTCCATTGAAGCCTGTTTTCCTATTGAATCCATTATATAGAATGCATCTGCTCTATCTTCCGCTACATTCTTAGCGTATGTAGTAACAGGTGCGTGATCTTTCATATTAGGACCTGGAGTAATAATCATGTTAATATCTATTTCATCAGGATTAGATATTGCATTTAATGCTCTTTTATAAGCAAGTGCTCCATCTTTTTCCATTGTTGATAAATCATACCCTTGCATGTTAGTTGATGTTATATCAGATCCTCTTGCTATGTATCTAGCAGGATTCAATCCATCAAAACCACCTTGGAAAGGTATCATAAATTTCTTAGTTTGAAGATTTATCGTAGTTCCTGTTGGTGTAATAGCATCACCATCTCCTGAATCTAATGAAGCTGAAGGGTGTTGGAAGCAATTAGCTAAATTAAATGCTTTATTGTTTCCTGCTGCTGCTGCTAATCCTCCTGCAGGAGCACTATCAGGTAAAGGCATTAAATAATTAAGATTATCTGAATCTGAATAATCAAATCCGTAGAATACTCTCTTATTATATACATTATCTAATACTTGTGATCCTTTCTTAGCTAGGTTTTTACCTACCATATCATTATAAGTTCCAAGATGTCCTTCGCCGTTACCAATAACCGATGCACTTGGTAAACTACCATGTGTTGCATTTAATGGTTCAAGAACGGTTGCATATCCAAATGGTACTAATTCTGCTGATGTACCTTTATCTTTTACATCCTCAGGTAATTCTACCCATACGAATGAAGATAAGTTAGGATAATCACCATACATAGTTACCTTACCATCTGCATCTATTTCCTGGTATCTATCACCAATCACTCTACCTATAAAGTTTGGATTATCTGGATCTAATGTTAAATTATTCCATTGTTCTACTATATGTGGTCTTCTATCAGAGTCACCTGATTTTTTCCATGGAGATTGAACTGCATGTACTGAACCATCAAGATCTACTCTTCTTAATTGAACTGAGAATGTACCATATTCAGATCCTGCTACTGTTCCTGCACCCTTTACATTAAGTATACCAACTTTAACTTGGTAACTCATTGCTGGTCCATGAGCTCTAGTATGAAATTTGAATAATTGTGTTGTTTTTCCACCAACTTTTTGTGAAGTAATCCATGGTGTTCTTGCTTCATACCCATCCTTTACACTATATCCATAAGCAATATCATTTTGAATTGATTTTACTTTAACCTGTGCTGCATTATCAGATGAATACGATGCTGATGCATAATTCTTAAACCACATGTAAGTATATACTGGCTTATATCTATCTTTTGGAGACATTCCAAATACTTTAGTTAGGTGATTTGAACTATTAGGATTAACTGATGCTGAATAAGCAGTTGCTGTAGTATGAATATTACCATTATCTGCATGTCCTGTATCAAAGTTAGTATTATTTGTATAAGTTGCACCTAAACTTCCTCCAGCTGAACCAGAGAAATAAAGTACAAATGATTCTGCATCAGATCCACCTTGTTGTGTAGTTTGTATAGATGCAGTTAAAGATTGTGCGTCTGCAGCCCATCTAGGAGCTCCTAATGTTCCACGTCCTGCTACAGATTGAGAATACGCAGCATCTGCTGATCTACCTGTTAGGCTGTTTTGTATAGTAAGTGATCCACTACCAGATCCTAATGCTGCTTTGAATATTTGTTCACCGTTTTGAACTACAGAGTTAATAGCATCTTTAGTAATACGTGCATAGGTTCCTGACATATAAGATCCTGAAGCAAAATATGTTTTTACTCCTGGTGCGCCAGCTACTATAGTATTAAGACCTACTGATTGAGATACATAAGCACTATTACCAGCACCACCATACGAACCTGATCCAAGGAATAGGTGAATATTGGAAGATGATCCTTGTGAGCCTGTATAAGCACTCACGTATTTACCTAGATCCCATCCACCACCTACATGAAACCCATAATTAGAAGCTGCATCATCTGCATCATGATCTATTTGTCCACAATTAATCATCTGTGCTATAGACTGTGCTTGATTAAATGCATTAGCTGAAGTTTGGAATACACCTTCAGTTTCTCCTGGTTCTAGTCCTGCAGGGTTTGCATTACCTATTAAGGTATAAACCTTATCTGCTGCTTCTCCAATAACCTGTCCTGGAATAACTATTACCGCTTTATGAGCTACTGCTGCTGTAGATGTCAAAACCAATCCTCTACCTGCAGACATTGCGTTACCGCCTGCGTCATTACCAATAGATGAAGATAAGAATGCTGTACCGTGTGCTCTATCCGAAGGATAAGAAACCGGTAATGCTAGTGCACTGTCTGCAGGTTTACCAGTTGCTGGTAATTTCCAATGTATATCATCTGCACCTTGTTGATTATATCCATCTCTAAATGTTCTTCTAAAATTAGATGATGTTACACTACCTTGATCAATTATAACATTAAGATCAACTGCATGTACGTGATCGAAATATGTAGCTACTGTTCTAATAGCTCCATCATACTCTACTCTTACAGGTTGAGCGCCAATTGAACCTTTTGAAGCTGAGAACCAGAAGAAGTGTGATTCACTTTCTTGATCTTCTCCTCCTGTATATCCTGTTGTAGATATATCAGAGTCTTGTGAGTTATATGAAGAATTAAGTACAAAGTAACTTCCACTAAATGATCCAGAAAAGTTAGAACCACCAATTGGGAAATGTTTTCCTGCTTCAGTTACTCCAACAAATTTTGTTTGTTGTAGTGCCATTGCAGTAGATCCAGTCATAATAAGTTTAGTAATTTCTTCTGTTCCATCACCCAATTTAGGTGTAAAGTAAGCATCACCATCTACATGTGTTGGGTGATATACAGCTACAACGTTATTACCGCCGGCTAATGTAGTATCACTTGATCCACTCATTACTAATTCTACTAAATATGGTGAATACCCGCTTAGACCTACAACTCTTACAATTGTTACACGTCCCGCGCTTTTCATATATTGTTCAACTGCGTATGGAACATAACTGTCCTGTGTCTTAGGTCCAAACACTTTCTCAAACTCACTGAATGATTCTATTACAGTTGGTTCAAATGCTGGGCCTTTGATTGTTGGTCCTATAATTGCGGCTCCTATTGACGAAATACCTGCTGGTAAAAATGATAAATCACGTTCATTGGTAAATACGCCTGGGCTAACTATTTTTTCTGCCATTTCTTAACTCCTCTTTATTCTATTTTTTATCTTATTCTGGAAAGGCTGCGCCTGTTGGTAAAATGTTAAAGTCTAATATAATGAATTCAGCTGCTTTTGCAGGTTGTAAAAATAATTCACCGATCATTTGATTTCTATCAATCACATCAGGAGTATTATTAGATTCATCCATTATAACCTTGAACGCATACAAGCCTTGTCTTTGCTGAATTGATTCTAAATAAGGATTAACTATATTTAGAAATCTATTTCTAGTTGCTGTTGTGTTATTTTCAAATACTAAATATTTAGTTGCTGAAGCGATAAATTTCTTAACAGCAATTAATAATCTTCTTACATTAACTCTATCCAATGCAGATGGTTTAGCCTGAAGCGTTTTTTGTCCCCAGATACATACACCTTGACCAGGGAATGTAGCAATAGGATTTACTCTACCTTCATATAAATCATCTCTTTCATCATGAGTTAATCTACTTTTAACCTCAATTACTTCAGTAAGAGTACCTCTGTTTAGTCCTGCCGGAGCAAACCATTCAAAAGCTACCTTATCATTATAAGCAATTGCTCCAGGAACTACCACTGATGGTGGAACCCATACTGGCTTATTAATATCAGTATCAAGGATTTTAACCCATGGATAATAACAAGCTGTATAATTAGAATCAAATGCTTTAATTGTATCTGTTACTGTTGTAATATTATCACCGTATGAAGCTGCATCCATTACATAGAATGCATCTCCTCTATCTTCACATGTATTCTTAGCATGTGTAGTAATTCCAGAATGTAATCTATGATCTGCACCCGGAGTTGCCATCATATTGATATCATACTCATCTGGATTAGATACTGCGTTAACAGCTCTTTTATATGCTAATGTACCATCCTTCTGTGCAGTAGAACAGTCGAAGCCAAATAAATTAGCTGCTGATATATCTCCTGCTAGTCCAACGAATCTTGAAGGATTAAATCCATCAAAACCACCTTGGAATGGTATTGCAAACTTTTTAGTAGCTAAATTAATTGCTGAACCACCTGGCGTAATGTTTTCACCTCTTGGTGTTCCTCCTCCATCTAATGATGCAGATGGATGTTGCCAACAATCACTTAAATTAAATGCTGCATTATTTCCTGCAGTTGTGCTTTCTTTTGGTAAAGGTGATAAATAATTTAAGTTATCTACATTTGTAAAATCAAATCCGTAGAATACCGCTTTATTATAAACACCATCCATAATTTGTTTTTTATTTCTTTCTTCATTACCATTTTCAGATTCACCATATACACCTATCGTAGATGCTGATGGACAACCTTTGAATGTTGAAGGAACTGGTTCTAATAATGCTGCATATCCAAATGGTACTAATTCTGCAGATACACCTTGATCTTTAACTTCCTCAGGAATTTCTAACCAAATGTAATTTGACTTATTAGCATAATCCCCATATACCGTTACCTTTCCTGCTGCATCAATAGCTTGATATCTATCACCAACTACTCTACCTAGGAAATTTGGGTTATTAGGATCTAATGTTAAATTATTAAATTGTTCAACTACCTCAGGAGCTCTATCTGAATCGTTAGATTTTTTATATGGAGTTCTGTTAGCTAATATAGATCCATCTACCTTCACTCTTCTTAGTTGTAAAGAGAATGAACCATATTCTGATCCTGCAACTGAACCAGCTGCTCTTACATTTAATATACATGCTTTGATTTCATGATTTACCGAACTACCATGGGCTCTTGTATGTATCTTAAATAAATTTACCGTTTTTCCACCAACCTTTTGTGATGTTATAAATGGTGTTCTTGCTTCATATCCGTTCTTAGTAGCATATACATGTTTGTAATTTATTTCAGTAGATGTATTACCTGAATCCATATTACCATTATATAATCCACCACCTACTATCACAGAAGGAACTGTTTTAGCACCAACTGTTGTATGTGCAGCGAAAGATGCAGAAGCTGCATTCTTAAACCAATATTTCAAATAAACAGGCTTATATCTATCCTTTGGTGTTGTACCAAATACCTTATCAATTAAAAATTCACTTGATGGATCTAATGATGCTGAATAAGCTGTATCATCTGTCTTAGTTGTAGCTGCATGATTTGGTGAAGTACCAGCTGATTTTACTGCATGCCCTGTTGTGAAGTTCGTTGTAGAACCATAAGGTATTGCATTACCATCACTATCTTGTTCTGTTGGGTGACTTGAAGCACTTAGGAATAATAAGAATCCGCTTGCGTCTCCAAAATCTTGTCTTCTAACCACATTATCTTCAGCACTATCACCATTTACACCGGCTTTAGTATTGGATGCAGATAGAGCATACCATTTTGCAGTTGGATCAACTTGACCAGGAGCTAATACAGCTACTGTTCTTCCACCTGCATCAGGAGAAGCATCAAGTCTATAACTACCAGAAACTGCTATATCAATAGCTTGTTCTAAATATCCTGATAATCCTAAAATTCTTACTATTGTTACTCTTCCTGCACTCTTCAAATACTGTTCAACCGTATAAGGAACGTAAGACTCTTTGGTTTTAGGACCAAAGACTGCTTCAAATTCCTTAAATGATTCAATAATTGTAGGTTCAAATGCAGGTCCTTTGACTGTAGGTCCTATTATTGCAGCTCCAATTTCTCCAATTGATGCTGGTAAAAAAGATAAGTCTCTCTCGTTCGTAAAGACACCAGGACTAACTATTTTTTCTGCCATGTTTTAACTCCTCTTAATTTTGTGCCGGAGTGAAGGTACCTGTTTGAGGGTCCAAAGTTCCAGCTCCGTATTTCTGATTCAATTCCTTAACTAGACCACGCTCGTCCGTTTCTAGTTGTATAATTTCGTTTCGGAGGTTTTCTTCAGCTTGATCTATACCATCAAGTTGTCTATTAACCTGGAACTTTTGCAGACTTAGTTGCCCAAATAGAGCTGTTTTTTGTTGATAACCAGTTTGAATATCACTGATTTTTTTTAACTCATCGTCTGTAAATTTTACTTCTGTGCCCATAACTATCTCCTTTGTTTGTATACATTATTTGTCTTAAATAAATATACTAAAACACACTCAAACACTCATTAATTATACTTTTTCTACTTATTAGCTGATTGCAGTAGTGAAGTATCCTCTAAAGTTATTCTCTGCAGTTACTGTTAATACCATAGCCGTTGAAGCTGGTATTGAAGCTGCAGAATCCTGTGATAGAGGATGTATTGTTTCACCTGCTGCAGGAAATACCTTTAATGCATTAGATGCATTTGTATTATGAACTGTAAAAGTATGGCCTATTAAAAGAGTAGCTGCAGATACTAATACTCCAGCTTTTGTTCCATCTGCACCAGCCATAAATGTTACTCCTGTAGCAGGTATTGCTGTACCATTAGCAACTGCATTTCCTGCTGCATTAAGATCATTAATTTTACTCGCAATAAAATGTCTAGCTTTAATCGTTCCACCTACCTCTATAGTACTCGTTATACTACCTGTAATATTTCCTGATGCAGATACTGATCCAACAACCAATCCACCAAAATCTAATGGTCTTGAGCCACTACCAATTACTAATGTATTGGTCGACCCACTTGCCATTGTAAATGTACTACCACTTATATTACCTAGACTAGTTATATCACCTGTAACACTTAATGTAGATCCCATGCCTACTGCTGCAGCAGAGCTAAATTGCCAATCATTTGTTATAATTCCTTGGCCTGCATAGAATCTACCACTAGCACTTATATTACCTGAAGCTGAAACATGAACTACTGATATTGCACCATCTTTTGTAGGTGCAGATCCACTTCCTATTGTTAATCTCTTACCAAAGATATATCTACTTGAACTAATATTATTAGCAGCATAAATTTTACCAGATGCTGATATATGAGTAAACAATGCATTCCCATCGCCTGAGTTACCAAACACTATTCCTTTACTATCAACGGTACTTGGCGTTGCCAATTTTCTTTGGCCCATGTAATAGTTAGTACCTTTAATAGTTCCACTTGAACTAATCTGTCCTATTGAGTATACTGAACCTCCTAATAATTGCCCGCTAGCTGATACCGTACTTGAACTTATATATCCTTCAGTTTTTATAAATCCAGCATTAAGTATATTTCCACTTGAAGATATATGTCCTCGTGTTATTGATACAGAAGATCCATATATTTCTAATGCAGAAGCAGAAATCCAACCTGACATTGATATATTACCAGCGGATGCACTAATGAATTCCATACCTACACCAGATCCTTCATGGTCCTTAACTGATGGATCGCCATGTCCAATAAATAAAGCATTACTGGCACTGATATCACCGCCTACCTGAAGAGTCTTAGTAGGATGCATTCTAGTATGATGTCCTAAACCAAGATATTGAATATCACCTGAACCTGTAGCCCATATCATATTACCAATATTCATTTGATGACTTGCAGATGGACTAGCCATTGATATTCTATGACCAATACCTATATTACCAAATGGAATACGATGTGGATCATTTCTCATACCCTTACCTACCATATTACCACCAGCATGTGTTCCTATAAATATACTACCTGAAAGTGATGTTTCTAATGTT